AAGCCCGTTGTTTCGAGTCGATAACGCCGAACCAGAACCAATACCATGATCGGATTACTAGACACTGAAGAAACCATCCGCCTGAGCGACGAGGCCGATGCCGCATACAAGGCACTGGGCGACGAGTTGCAAAAGGACGCGCAGGCGCTGCTGGCGACCGTGCGGCACCTGCTCACCGGCCGTGAGATCGCCGCATGCGATGCGGCCGCCGACATCGAGAACAGCGAGGGCGTCGACGCCTATTTGCTGGCCAACCTGAAGACCCAATTCTCGCGGGAGATCGCGCGGTGGAAAGACGGGGTGACGGCATGACAACACCAAAAGACGACGGCGGGCCAGCGTTTCCGTGCGCTGGGATCATCACGCCAGACGGCATTGCATTTGAGGGCATGACACTCCGCGACTACTTCGCGGCGGCGGCTTTGCAGGGTATGCTTTCCTATCACAACGCGGAACGTGGAGACTTCCACACCAATTCCTCACCGTTTGATACATCTGCGTTCGCATACACTCTTGCAGACGCCATGCTCGCAGCAAGAAAGGAGGGCGCATGACCACCAACCAACACCAACGCAGCGTCGCAGCATACCGATCCGACACGCTGGAAAACGTCCTGCGGGACTACGAGCGAAAGCCCAAGAAAGACCGATGGGACAAAGACCGAATCGCGGCGATCCGCGCGGAACTGAAACAACGTAGAAAGGCACTGGAAGCATGAACACGACATCTGAAATCAGTCTGCAAACGATCCACATTGCCACGTTCCGGGCCAACGGAACACCAAAAGGACAACCGCGGCCGCGAGCATTCGTTCGTAACAACCGCGCCGCGGTTTATGACCCGGGGACGGCAGAAGGGTGGAAATCGTGCATTGCAGTCGCGGCGAAAGATATGGAGAACCACCTGCTTGCGGTGCCGCTCTCGGTGACGCTGACATTCTTCATGCCGCGGCCGAAAAGCCACTTTCGCACCAGCGGTCAACTCAAGCCGTCCGCGCCTCAGTATATGCACGTCGGCAAGCCGGATGCGGACAACCTCGCAAAAGCCGTGCTCGATGCGCTCACCGCGATCCGCGTGTGGCAGGATGACGACCAGGTGTGCGAGCTGGTGGTGCGAAAGTATTGGGAGGGCGAGCGCAATGGCACGGCAATGCACCCGCCGGGATGTGTGATCAGGATCAGCGAAATGAGGGAGGTGGAACTATGAGCGCCACGGAGCGAGATTTGCGCCAAGCAAATGACAAGCTGGAACTCTGGAAGGCGACGGCCAAGGGGCTGTTCGTAGAGCTGGCATTACTCGAACAGACCATGGGCGAGCTGTGCGAGTCGTGCGGCTGGTCGATGCGGCTGCCTGATCAACCATGCCGCTGCGAGCTGGAGCGCGAGCTGGCAGCAGCTAAAGATGCGCTGTTGAAAGCCCACAAGGACTACGGGTGCGAACTCCGCGACCCAAACGGCACGATTTGGGAGCACGCGGCGAAGGTGCAGCAACAACGCGACACGCTAGCCAATCACGTCCATGCGCTTGCGCACTTGCTGGCTGCTGCAAATCAGCAATTTCTGCATTCCGCTGCGGTGACGCAAGACATTCAAGACGCGCTTGCCGCCGTGAAAGGAGGCACGCCATGAGTGATACACCTACACCGGAGACGGATGCGAAACTGTTGTCCTTTGACACTTTCAACGGAATTGATCCATGGAAGGGAGAAAGGTTCATCAAGGTTGTTCCAGCCAACTTCGCCCGCAAGCTGGAGCGCGAGCGGGATGAAGCACGTGACCAACGCGACAGGCTGGCGGATGCGTTGCGCGGATTTCGGCGCATCCACAGCGAGCTATGGGACCATGGCTACGTCGCGCCTGAAGCGATTGCCGCAGACAAAGCCCTCGCAGCCGTGAAAGGAGGCACGCCATGAGTGACACGCCAAGAACAGATGCCGCTGCAATGCCGATTGATCGGATAGACACGATTGCAAGCAGACCATGCAATGTAGTTCATGAAGACGTATGCCGCAAACTCGAACGCGAGCTTGCCGAGGCAAAGGAACAACGCGACAGGCTGGCGGAGGCTTTGAAGGGTATGCTAAACGTAACATACGGGCAGGTTATTTACAACTTCATGGAACCACAACGATCTGCTGCCCGTGAAGCCCTTGCCGCCGCGAAAGGAGGGAAAGATGAGTAAGTGTTTTCGATGTGAAAAGCGAAGGTCACAACCGCTACATTATCTGTGCAAACAATGCTACAATGACGATGACGGGGAACCAAAAAGTGCTGGAGAAGAAATCATCAGGCTAAAGCGCGAGCTGGCAGAGGCGCGGGAACAACGCGACAGGCTGGCGGTTATCTGCGGCGAATTGATCGCTGCGGTCCGTGTCAATTCAATGCGAGATACATTTCGTGGGGCTACTCACAATCAAGTCGAGGAATGGCTCAAGCAGTGGGTAGACCGGTTGGCCGCCGTGAAAGGAGTAAAAGGAGGAAACGATGAGTGACACGATGTCAACTATTAAGACTGCAATCGACTCGCTTGTTAGTGTGTATGTTCGTCTTGAAAGATTGGAATACGAACTTGCCAGAGCAGAAAAACATCGCGACAGGCTGGCGGAGGCTTTGGAACGTGTGGACGACTACCTATCCAATGTCGAGGATGTCATGCACGGCGCAGGTTCTGATGATGTTAGCAGGGGAAGAAGAGTTATTTCCGACACCCTCGCCGCCGTGAAAGGAGGCACGCCATGACTCCTGATCCTGACCAGCGCATCGCTCTCGCACGGATCAACGAGGGCCGCAATGTGTTCCTGACCGGGGCGGCCGGCACCGGGAAATCCTCGGTGACCGTCGAGGCGATCCGCCGACGCCTCGGCGACCGCTCGCTCAAGGTGTGCGCGACCACCGGAGTGGCCGCATTGAACCTGCGCGACAAGCTCCACGCGATGTTCGGCGAGCACGTCGACACGTCCACGATTTACCGGTGGGCCGGGATCGGGCTCGGGCCGAAGCCGGGGCAGCCGTTTGACGAGTATCTATCATACATGCGCGGGCGCGGCTTTTCATGGCAAGGTGCCTGCCGCCGGATCCGCGGCACCCGCACGCTCATCATCGATGAGGTAAGCATGCTGCCGGGGCGCGTGCTTGAGTTTGTCGACTACGTTTGCCGCGCGGTGCGCGAAGACGAACGGCCGTTCGGTGGCATCCAGGTGATTGCGGTGGGTGATTTCCTGCAACTGCCGCCGGTGGCCAAAACCGGATTGTATGATTGGGCGTTCCAATCGCCTTGTTGGGCGGCAATGGACTTCTCCAGCGTTTCGCTGCGCACCGTCCACCGGCAGGACGACCCGGATTTCATATCGATCCTCAACCAGTTCCGCGAAGGCACGGTGACCAAGGCGGGGGCGGGGATCCTCAAGCGGCGGGTGGCGATGTTCCCCAGCTCGAGGATCCTGCGGCTGTTCACTCACAACACGCAGGTGGACAAGTGGAATGCCTACCAGCTCGGCGCGCTCGACAGCAGCGAATACACGTTCGACGCGCAGGGCGAAGGGCCGGCAGCGGAAGTCGAGTGGCTGCAAAAGAATCTGGTCACGCCGACGAGGCTGACAATCAAGCAAGGGGCAAGGGTGATGGTGACGGCGAACCTGCGCGATGCCAGCCAACAGGACGCGCTGCTGGCCGCCAATGGTGACATTGGCACGGTGATGGGCTGGAGCAATCTGGTCGGCGTGATCCGCGTGCGGCTCGACAACGGCCGCGAGATCGATGTGGAGCCGCACGAGTGGGAATACGACCCGACGGCCGAGGGGGACACCGGCACATTCACCCAGTTCCCGCTGCGGCTGGCGTGGGCATGCACGATCCACAAAAGCCAAGGGCTCACGCTCGACAGCGCGCTTATCGACATCCGCGCGGCCCGCGAGCCGGGGCAGGCATACGTGGCAATCAGCCGCGTGAAGAGCCTCGCGGGGCTGCATCTCAAGGACTGGTTCCAGGGGATGTTCATCAGTCCGCAGGCCAAGGATTTTCACCGACGCATCGCCGCGGGTGTGTCGAGTGATGCTGCCCGGCCGACGCTTACACTTTCCAACAACCCGAACAACGAACTGCCGTGGTGAACTCTATTCCTGACACATTTGAAGATTGCCCACGATGCAAAGCAGCATGGCAGGACGAGCCTAGACTGGTGCGGCTGGTCTACGGAGCACGCAAGATTTCAAGTGGTGCAATTCATTACGGCAAGGTGTGCCCGGAATGCCATTGGAATCAGGCCATGAAAAAAGAGGCTTTCAGGCAAATTGTCGGAGACATGGGGTTCCCGCGTTTTGATGACGAGCCGTATTCGCTCTGCGAAAAGTGCGGTGCACCATACGCCGAGATCCATCATTGGGCACCGCGCTACATTTTCGGAATCGATGCCGACAAATGGCCGACATCCGCTCTTTGCCGATCATGCCACGAAGAGTGGCACCGCAAAGTTACACCGCTTATGAACCTTCCATATTAAATCACCATGAAAATTATACAGCAAAGACTTGAAGTAAAGGATTGGCCGCTTGAAAAAGTGGGTGATAAAAAATTTTTCGGCTACATAGTGAGTATCGGGGTATTCCCTGCTAATGATTGGGATTCTGAAAGCATGATCCCTTATGTTGATTTTGCGTATAATCAAAAATATGAACGGTATCGACTTCCTAATAATGCGGATTTGCATGACCAACTACATCAAATGCTGATTGAGAATATAGATATGGGCATCAATGGGAATGGAATATACAACAAAGTATGGATTAGCCTAAATGATGATGGGTATTTAGTATTTTTACCATGATTGCGCCAATCTCAACACTTACCACCATGCCCAAAATTTCCGACATCATCGCCAGCAGAAAAAACGCCGCCCAGCCGCTCCCCGCGGCCGATCCAGCGGAGCCGCTCATCTCCTACTACACCGCCGCCAACGCCCCGGAGCCGGCCGGGGCTGCCACGCTCACCGCATTCATCGAGGCCATCCAGTCCGACGAAAACCAGAAGTCAGTGACGCGCCTGCGCGAACGACTCTCCGCCGGTGACGAGGACGGATACGTCAAGGTGAAGCGCACGCTCGCCGCGGTTTCCATTTCCGGCAAGACGACCAAGGGCGGCCGCGCGAAATCCCACGAGCAAGGGCGCTTTATCCATTCCGGCTTCCTCCAGATCGATCTGGACGGCAAAGACAACGTCGGCTGGACGGTCGATGAGATGCGCGACATCCTGCGCGCCGAACCGCGGGTGGTCGCTGCGTTCGTCTCGCCGTCCGGCGATGGCGTGAAGGGCGTGGCTCGCATCCCGGCCGATGTTTCCACGCACCTCGGATCGTTCGTCGCCGTGCGCGAGTTTTTCGCCCAGCACAAGCTGAAGGTGGACGAGGCATGCAAGGATCCCGGCCGACTGTGCTTTGTCTCGTGGGATCCAGACGCATGGATCGACCTCACGCGCACCGCGGTGTTCGAGCCGGTCGACGAGGCCGCACCAGAAATCGACTTCGACGCGGCGGGCGCACCCAGCAAGGGGCTTGTGCTCAAGATGCGCTCGACCGCATTTCCCGAGCCGCCCGCCAATGGGATTCACACATGGCTGATGCAGGCCGCTTGGTGGTGCCGGATCCATGACATGACCGAGGCAGCCACCGCGGCGAAGCTGCAAGGCTACGACGGGACATTGCGCCGCCGCTTGCAGCCGACCGAGGCAGTCGACGCCGCGGCAAAGGTATTCTCGGTCGCGCGGGACAATTCGTGGAAAATCGCCGCGGATGTCGAGGCGCTGATCAATCCGCCCGCCGGAAGCACCGCGACGGAATACGCGCCCGACGATGTGTTCTATGACGGCCCGGCAGGCCGATACTTGATCCGCGTGGGCAATACCTACCACATGCAATCGAAACGCAGCCCGGTCATAACGGGACTGACACGCTACCTGGCGAAGGATCACGACGATGCGAAGGAGCTGGCGGCCGCGGTCAAGGCGACCATCGCCGCCCGGGAGCTCGACGGCGGCATCCAGTGGTCTGGGAATATCGCCGGACATCAGCAGGGGCTCACCCGCGACGTGGACGGCAAGCCGATCCTGATCTTGTCCGAGGCCCAACAGCCGACCCCGTCCAGCGGTCCATGTGACCTGATAACCGACCTGATCGCCCAAGCGTTCGAGGATCCCACCGCATTTCAGGTTTTCGTCTCATGGCTGGCTGGACGCTACCGGGCTGTGCGCGACCACACGCATATCCCATCGCCTATGCTCGTGATGGCGGGCGAGGTGAATAGCGGAAAGTCGCTCGTCGCATGGATCGCCGCTCAGTGCCTCGGCGGCCGCACCGCCAATCCATACAACGCATGGGCGGGCGGCATGCTCTGGAATGACGACCTGGTCGGCGCGGAAATGTTGCTGGTCGACGACTGCGCCGGATCCACCGACATGCGCGCCCGACGATGCTTCGGGGCCGCTTTCAAGGAGGCGATGTATCCGCATATCGTCCAGCTCCGCAAACGCCACTCGTCGAGCGTGAGCGTGCGCCCGGTGTGGGCGTGCATCGTGTGCTGCAACAACACCCCGGAGGCGCTTCAGATCATCCCGCCGCTGGATGCGGACATGTCCGACAAGGTGATCTTGCTCCACGTTTCGCCGCTCAGGCTGCCAGTCGATACGTCAACCCCGGCCGGACGCGCGACTCTCCAGACGATGATCCGCAACGAACTGCCGGCATTCGTCCACCAACTTGAGACGTGGGTGACCCCGGAGGAATTGCACGACACCCGCAGCGGCATCAAGGCGTGGCGAGACCCCGACCTGCTCGACAGCGTGGACGCGAACTCGCCCGCCCGCCGGGTCGAGACGCTGATCACCGCGGCCATCGAAAACCGCGGCATCTGGCACGACCTGCCGCGAGAGCTCACCGCGATTGAGATCGAGACGCGCCTGACCGACCCGCACTCGCCGGTCCGCGACCAGGCGCGCGCGCTTTTCCACTGGCACGGTGCCTGCGGATCCGCGCTCGCCCGGTTGGCGAAAATGGGCCGCGGGCTCGTCACCGAAGGCACTTTCAATAGCCACGATAAAATCAAGCGGTATTTCATTGAGCCGTAAAAAGTGCTAAACATGACCCCGCAAGACCCCGCAAATCAAACGAGCGTTTTTATTTTGCGGGGTTATGCGGGGTTATGTTTGTACCTTTTAAGAGTGAAAAGGTATAAAAACAGAGGGGGCCACCGATCGCCGGAGCAAAAATTTCCAAAAGTGCCAAACATAACCCCGCATAACCCCGCAAACGCTGGCGGCCGGATTTTTAACATGTCCGAAACATTCGTGCTTGTGCAATTGCAATTTTATTGCAATAACGCATTCGTGTTGCACGACCACGCAGGCGCGACCGAGCCGGACATGGCGGCGGCCATCGACAAGCCAGACGAGATTCTGGCCGACGAGCTTGGCGTCACCTTGGCTCAGGCCCGGCAGATTCTGGTCATCATCGAGCGGTATCGGCGCGAGGAATTGGCCACGGCGCTGGGCGCTGTCATCGGCTGGATTCTGGCCGGCGGAAACCCGGTGGCCAAAATCTACGGGTTGGCATTCGCTGCCGGGCTCGACCAGCTCAACGGCCTGCATTCCCAAGCCGAAGCCGCCCGCAAACTCGGTGTCACCAGGGCGCTGCTCTCGCACTACGTGGTGGCGGCCCGCGACGCCATCGGCATCCGCGTCACAAAATACCGCAAGAGCGATGCGAGCCGCGAGAGCTACCGCCGCACACAGAACCGGATCAATCACCCAAACCACCACACTAAATGACACTGACTCAATTATCCGCAATCCCGATCACCGGCGACTTCCAGCTGGCGCTGCCAGAGGACATGACACAGGATCAATGGGCCGACCTGCACCGCTCGCTGGTCGCGGTCAAGCGCAAGGCCAAGGCGCTGATCGTCCAGAGCTACGACTACGGGGCCAAGCACTACGGCGACGAGTATGCTGGCCAAGTCCACGAACAGGCGGAACTGGCGCTGGGCCTGCCGCAACCGAAGCAGAAGCCGGACGTGAATGGCGAGGGGAAAGCCAAGGGCATCGTGTCCGTCGAGGGCATTGCGCAGTCGTTCAGCATCTGGCAGCGGGGCGTGGCGCACCTGATCCCGCGATGGGACAGGTCCAAGGTCGAGCGGGCGCTGGAGCTGCTCGAGCCAATCGAAGCGCAGGCGAAGGCGCTCCGCACGCGGCTGGATGAGCTGTGAGCGATTCTGACAGGGGGTAGCACCGTTATGGATACCGACAGCCGACAACCGATTCAAACGCAGCACGGGCCAACGTGGGGCGATTGTGGGGGAAATACCCCCCGGGTAAGGAGGCTTCCGGGCCAATCCTTGATCGCGGTTCCCGCTCATCCCGCTTTCCCCGAATGAGCCATTTTTCCGCAACTGTTTTACTGAGACTCGCTCGCAATAACGCATGACCCGCAAAAACAAACTGGAACGCGCCGGTGAAATCGGTGTCAGCATGCCCACCTTGAAATCGTGGGAGCGGTCGGGCGTGGACATCTGGTCGGATGACGACGTGCGGAAAAAGCTGGGGCGCATGCGGAACATGCCGCCGCACCTGAAGCCTGAGTTTCAACCCAAGGCCAGCGCGTTAATCACGCCGCCGGGAGATGATCCCACGCAGATCGACATTGAGTCGATCATCAGCCAGCTATCGGCAGCCACCGACAAGCACCAAGCGCAGACGGTCAAGATCCAGATCGACGGGCTGCTCAACGCCTACAAGCTGCGGGAGGCGGCGGGGAAATATGTTTCAAGGGCGGTCGTTAAAGAGTCTTTTTTGCGGATTACGTCAGCAGTAAACGCGATGATTGCGAGGCTACCCAACGATCTTGCACCAATGATGGAGGGGATGTCGCCAGAGCAAATGCAAAAAGTAATCGGGGAAAAGGTCGATGAAATACTTTCTTACTTAGCAAATTCAGAATCCAAAATTTACCAAGATGAAAATGCTGAATGATGACCAAGGTTTTGCTCATGAAGGCAAAATGCAAACTTATCAACGCATTGCCGATAAATATTCGGTATCATTGAGGACCGTGATAAGATGGCAGAAAGCAGGCTGCGACATTACCGATGACGAAAAAATAGGACGGCACTTAACCAGGCTGCACTCGCCGAAACTAAGCGGCGCGATTACTGTGCTTGAAACACAAAAAAGCCTTTTTGATTTTTCCGAAGTAATAGACACAACAAGAAAAAAGGTCGGCGTGCCTACGGTCGATAGGATAAAGGCACTAATTGAATCGCGCAGACTGAAAGAGATGGCCAAAGATTTAGCTATATACGGAAAAACGGGCGTCATGCCTAAAAAGAAAAATCAATTCATAAGGGCGCTCTACCTCATGAAAAACAAGAGGAACAACCTTTACAAGATAGGAGTTTCCAACACTCCAAGATTTAGGGAAAGGACACTGCAATCACAGGAACCTGAAATTGAAATGGTTGGATTATGGCCGGGATTGTCTGAAATGGAATCGGCTTGGCACAAGCATTTCAAAGAACAAAGAGTTAGAGGCGAATGGTTCGCATTGTCTCAAATACAAGTTGAGTTCATGGTCAAAAAAATGATCTCGCATGGATAGACCAAAGCCAGACATGGAGCTTATAAAGGCCGCCGCTTTTGGATTTCATGAAAGATTCAAAAGACCAGTAAGCGAATGGGCATCCGGCCGCGTCGTCATTCAAGACGGACTCACGCCCAAGTTTCAAATCGAGAACGCACCGTGGCAGCGCGAACCGCTCGACGTGCTCGCCAATGCCGACGCCAAGGAGGTCGTTTTCCTCGCGCCCATCGGGACAGGCAAGACCACGTTCATGGAAGCCGGGCTGGCCTACATCTTCAGCGAAGACCCCGGTCCCACGCTGATCGTCGGGCAGACCGATGATGATTTGAAGGATTGGGCGGAAACGCGGATGGATTTCATGATCCGCAACACTCCCGAAACGGCCTTGCTGATGCCGCACGACCGGCACAAAAAGCGGAAAATGCAGATTCTCTCGGCGGCGATGTCCCTATTCCTCACCGGGGCGAACCTATCCGGCCTGCAATCCAAATCCATGCGCCGCGTTTTTTGTGACGAGGCGTGGCAATACAAACCCGGCATGCTCAACGAAGCACGGGGCCGGCTACACGACCGCTGGAACCGCCAGATGTTCCTGCTCTCCCAAGCAGGCGTGAAGGGCGACGAGTTGGACAAAGCATGGGAGCACACCGACCGCCGGGAGTTTTCATTCCCCTGCCCGAGCTGCGGCATCGTCCAGCCGTGGAAATGGTGCAACGTCGTCGGCTACGATGACGAATCCCAGGACAACCTGACCCGCGCGCAGGCCGCCCGGTTGAAATGCGATAACGACGATTGCGACTGGACCTGCGGCGACAACGCACAGCAGCGGCGGGCGCTGGCAGAGTCGGCATCCTACGTCGCGACCGCCACCGGCTTGCCGGGACATGTCGGCTACCATTACAACGTGCTCTGCAACTGGCGGAAACCCCTGTGGGAGATCGTCCTGCTCTGGCTGGAAGCCAAGGCCGCGATGCGCGTCGGCAATCTGGACCCGCTGCGGCAGTTCATTCAGAAGCGGCTCGCCGAGGCATGGGAAGAAGACTTGACCGACAACCGCACAGAGCTGGTTGGTGATGGCTACACCTTGGCGGAATACTCCGACGGCAAGTTGATTGAGGATGAGTGCGTGATCAACGGGACGCGGATGCGTTTCCTGACAATCGACTGCCAAGGCGACCATTTCTGGTATGTCATACGCGCATGGCGAGCGAACGGAGAAAGCATGAAGATCGCATTTGGTCGAATTGAAGGGCTCTACGAAGCCGAGCAAATCGCGGAGAAATACAAGATATCCCCCAAAATGGTCTTTGTTGACTCGGGTTTCGGGGGCAAGGATTTCGTTTATTCCGCTTGTGCAAGAAGGGACTGGACCGCCCTCAAGGGCAGCGCGATTGAATCATTCCCATGGAAAAGGAAAGACGGAAAAATTGTGATGCGGCCTTACCAGAGATTTGGAAAAGCCATTGCGCTGGACGGCACCAGCTGCCGTTTTGCGAATTGGAGCAGCGACCGGATCAAAGACATCGTTTTCGCATACCGCACGGGCAAGGGTCCGGCTTGGATGCTGCCAGATGACGTTTCCCCCGAATACATCAAGCAAATTGATTCAGAAAGGAAAGAGGAGGTAATCAACGCGAAAACGCGGCAGTCTCAATACATCTGGAAGAAGTTCAGAAAGGACAACCACGCATGGGACTGTGAGGCCATGCAGATCGTCGCGGCGATGATCATGAAGCTGATTCCCGGTTTCGATGTTTGACACGCCGGCCATGACTGATGGCCGCCACCACAATCGAAGTCGCCAAGAACCTTTTTCACTACGCGCGCGGCAACCCGCAGCGGGTGTTGGCGATCCGCAATGCGTTCGACGCCGCGATGACCGGGGCGCTGAC